TTGTTTCTGTTGTTCAAGTTCTTGTTTCTGTTTTTCGGCTAATGCTTTTGCTTTTGAATTCGCATCTTCTTTTAATTTATTGGCTTCTTCATTTTCCTTTTTTTGATTTTCCAAAGTAGCAATAGTTCCACCTCTTTGAAGTTCCAATCGTTTTGATAAACCCTTTTGAAGTTCTTCATCTAACTTACCTTGTTGCTTTTGATAATCTTCTTCGCTTATATTTTCGTCTTTACGAAGTTTATCCATATTTGCCATTTGAGTAGCAATGAATTGTTCGTTTAATGCTTGTCGTTCTTTTAATGCTTTCCTATCAATTTCAACTAATTCTTTTGCACTTGCTCCACTTATTTCTGCTTGAAGTTTTTGAACTTTTATGTTCTGTTCAAGTACTCCAGACTGCTCGTCAAATAATTCGTTTTGTCTTTCTAAAACGCTATTCATACTTTCAACTGCTTTTTCAGAACGTTTCTCCGAACTATAAAAGTCAGCTAACATCGTAATTAACTCTCCCAAAGCAATAACAAGAATACCAACTCCAGTACTCATAATTGCACCTTTCATCGCTTTTAACGATAGGTTACTCATATCAATACCTTTTACCGCACTCAATAAACTATCAGACAGTCCTCCAGTTGCTTGACTTAATTTTTGAGATAGCGTAGAACTATTTAAAATTTGCTTTGCGTAGTCTGCTTGTTTCTCTTGTGTCTTCCCAACAGTTCTGTCTAAGTTACCAAATGATTTTCCAAGATTATCAACACTCGAAGTCGCATCTTTTGTTTCAACTTTTATTGGTACTATAATTTCGTTTGCCATATCAATTTTTTTAATGGTTGTAATGCTTCTTTAAATGTTGTCGGTAATTTCTTTTTACCTTTTGCTATTGCGATGTACTCGCTATCGTGTTTAAAATCTAATTTAAGGCACTCTAAAATGTTTTCTATCATATTGCAGTTTGAAATACTATTATACTTTCCGTTACTTGTAAAACCCCATCTTTGTAATATTCAATTCCTACTTCATCATATCTGTCAAGTCCAGTTGTATTTTCTGGAATAGTAATAGGTAATAAAAAATCTCCATATTCTTGAAACCCAGTTGTCGGATAACTTAAAAAACTCATAGCACCTTTAATTCCAAAACTATCATAGTCATTTAAGTATATAACAGTTTCAAAATCAATAGTTTCTTTGTCTGTTTGAACATCAGAATAAGTTGCAAATCTATATCCAACTGAACTTGCCGCATCAACACCACGATAATCAGTTATCAATTCAAAATTAGCTTCTCCAGTTGTCAAATCAGTAGTGAAGTTATTTATAATGTAACGTTTGTTTCTGATGATTAATCTGTCATTCAAAGCTATTCCTAACTTTTGATTTGTTCCTTTTATTACATTTGAAGCCATCAGACTTGATGGTAGTAATGCTTTAACTTTTACAATCCTTGTTTTGATATTATAAAGATTATCAATGTAGTTTTTATACTGTCTAAAATACAATCCTTTAGGTGCCAATACTCCATACCAAGGCGACACCTCGTTACCAAAATTCATAGTCATTAAACCGCTATGATTTACATCAGTAGGAAAGCTATCGTATTCATTTGAAAATCTATTATAATATCCAATTTCATAATAATCATCGGGTGCAGTAGCTGGAGTTTTAATTATAATTCTATCCGTTCCAGTTAATGCAATTGTGTTCAAACCATTACAATAAATTAGCATCGGTTTTGGAATATAAGGCTTTAAATCTTTGTCAATTATTGTTGCAGTTTGAAATTCAGTTCCTATTGCTCTTTCAAATAATACATTCTCAAATGGTAATTTTATATCGTATGAGGTGCTTTCGTTTGATGAGATAGGATTATATATCAAATCTCCATATTCAGTTCCCCATAGTCCTCTAAAAGCGTTATTCAATACGTTTGTACTCTTTTCATAAGTTAAGTTTATAGACTTGAACAATTTTGGTCTTTCAATTTCCATTTCATCTGCATAAGTATATTTTGTTATATCCAAAATTTTACCAGCATTGTAGTAAGTTTCTAAATGACTTAAATCAAATACATTATTCCCTTTAGGTATAACCATTAAATTGAATGCTTTTATAATTCCAGTTAAGAAATCAGCTATTTTCATATCTGGCATATAGTTTCCAATTTTAATATTCGCTATTGTATTTTGTGCTGAACTTGTTGCGGTTGAAGTTATGTACACCCAATTCGTAGTTGTATAATTAAAATATGACCTTGAATATGTAAGTAAAGGTGTAAAATAAAAAGTAGCAGATGCACTCAATGAAAATGTATATTTGTTTACTATATTACCAGTATCACGTTGTTTAAAATCATCTAATAAAGTTGCTGTACTTCCTACCAAATTGCTTAACGTAGTGAATAAAACATCATTTTTATAAACATAAACTGTATAAGGTATTGTTGCATATCCACTAGATGGAGTTATTGACAAACTAATTCTAATTCTATTTGAATTGCCGGGATTTGTACTGTAACTAAAGTTAGTTGTTAACGTGTCAGTAGTTAAATTCATCTCTGAAAATGATGCTCCACTTGTTGAAGTGAAGTTCAATTTCAATGGTTCAGTTAAAAAGTTTAATTCAGTACTCGGTTTTAAATATAAATACAATTTTTTCCATTGGTCTTCATTTAAAAATGAACCAGTAAAATCAACTCCATACTTTGCTTTAATTCTTAAGAATATATTTGAAACTTTTATAGCTGGAAACAACTCGTTCCAATTTATAGAACCAGCGTTTGTAGTAACGTCTTCCGAAGCGTGAACTATATCTTTGTAATAGAATTTTCTTTTACTTCCAATCAAAGGATATTTTATATCTCCAGTAGTTGTTGCAGAAGTTATTCGAGTTATTACATTATTATAATCCCACGTATGATTGTAAATTGAAAAATCTAAACTTGACAATTTATCATCTTGAATAATATCTTTTAACTGTGTCAAGTTCCCATAAAAAGTAACTGTGTAGCTTTCTATAAATCCATTCTTCTTACTTGCTTTTTCAAGTTGAAAATTTCCATCTTTAAACCTATGCGTATCTATTTCAATAAAACCATCATAGCGAACCCTATGGTCAAAACCATCGTCAACAGTACTTTCATACCAATGTGATAAAATTTTATTGTTTCTTGCAGATGCTGGAATAGTAAACGATTGACTAAAGTCAGTAAAGACTTTCCCAATATCATTTGCGTTTGCTATTTGTGAGGTAACGCTTATTTTTTCTTCTTTGAATAAATCTAATCTTTGATAGTCTGCTCTGTAAATTTTATATTGTGTTCCATCTTCAATTTGAATACCAGTTTGTAGCGTTAATACAGTACTTGTGTTTGATGCAATCCACGCAACTGAACCTACGTTAGTTCCTTTAGTAATCTTTATGTAATGACCTTTAAATTCATTTACACCATAACCAGCAGATGAATTTGTAATTGTCAAATACGGACTTGAATTGTCAGCAGTCGCACTTCCAGAAACTGCAAATGTATTTTTCTTTATAAATAATTGTACTTCTATCATATTACATTATTTAAGATATTATTTGCATATTCAAATTCAATCTCGAAGTTTATATTTTTATCTTTCAAATGTGTTTTGTAAGTCAACGCTTTTGTCTTAATTGTTACTGGAATACTATTGTTTAATAATACAGTTTCACTCATTAACAATTCCTTTATCAAATCATTATATTCCTCATAAACCCAGCCCGTATTTAATTTTATTGTTTGCGTTCCATTTATATTAAACGATTTCTTTTGACCTAATCTATAATCATAATTTACATTTTGTTGCATTAAACTATATTCAGAACCTTTTACATTTATAGTATTTGTTTGTGCTTTAAAAAAAGTAATTTGTTGCCAACCACCTAACTGATTTATAAAATTTACATTTACTGGAGTATATTTACATTCTTCTAATTTTTCAGTATGTAATTCAACTATATCATTTATACTGTCATCAATTACTATTCTAACAGAGTTTGTAACTGCTAAAGGAATTTTAAAATTATATATTTCTGTTGCTCCAGATGTTAAAAATGTATTTGTTGATATTAATGCAGATGCTGAATTATAATAACTAACGCTAAATATCAATCCAGTACCACGTTCACATAAAAAATTATAATATGGAATAGTGTTATAATATTGTATTTTATAGTTTTTAGCCAATAATGCATAAGTACCATCACCAAAATCATAATTTAATCCGCTGTCAATATCTGTAAACGCATTTACACCAACATATAAAACATTATTTAATAAAGTAAAAGAACCACTTATATTTTTATATCTTTTAACTCTTACAAAACACCAATCTGTATTTGATTCTACTGCTGGAGTTGTAACTGGACTTGCATAAATTTGATTTATAAATTCTAAAATAAATGGAGATATATTATAATTCGTTTGTGTTTGCGTTACTGATGCAATTGACTCACTCATTGTATAAGTTGGTGTAGTTGGTTCAGTTGTTCCTTTATTCCAAATGAATAACTCTACTTTACTTCCAGTTTGCCCAGCTTCATTTATTATTATTTGATACGGACTTCTTGCACTAATTACTATCATCTTTTAAAATTTGATTTTATTATTAAATTTACAGTTGAATTTACATCCAACGCAAATGCTTCTTTTATTTGTTGTGGCATAAGTACTACATTCTTTTTTACCGCATCAGTTAAGAAATGAGTAGGTTTGATACCATTGAAAAATATACTTCTTGCTATTGCAAATTGGATTGACTTTCTATTTAGGAATACTCCCTTTTCATTTCGTGGTGCTATTCCCTTTCGCACAATCCATTTGTCCAATGCTGATGGTGGTGGCATTTTATCCGTATAAGAAAATGGCGTATCATATTTTACTTTTACACCGCTTACACCTTGATCAATAAATCCTCCATAATCTGCCATAGAAATATTCAAGGTCAAACTATTTTTACCGAATACAACTCCAGTACTTTTGATGCTATTCAATAATTGTCCGCTGGATACTTTCTTTTCCTTTACAAGATTTGCTTTAGCATCTATGACTACATTTGCTCCAAATATATTCAAAGCATCTATCGTGTTATCAAATCTCATTAGCACATATTTATATCGTTTGGAACTATAATCGTAAGCGTAGTTTCAAACCCAGCCAACATATTTTCCATTTCTTTATTTATGAAATCTGATTGTGGTTCTCCACTTAATTCCCAGCCATCAGAATAGATTGTACTTTGTTTTATTCTACTAACCAATCTGTTGATTACATAAAGTTGGTTAGTCCAAATGTAAATCAAATTGTCATTCCCATATATTCCATCTGAACTATCTTTTGATATTTCAACAACATCCAAGTTATACAAAGTAATTTGGAATGCAAGTGTATTATCTTTATGAGATACACTCTCTAAAGAGATATGACCTAAAGGGAATATAGTCATTTTTGCAAGGTCTATTTCTGTCAGAGTTCCCATTGTAACTTTGTTGCAAAATGGATTGCTTAAAAGTTCTGTTTCCAATGCTTTTATAATTCTGTAAATTGCTTCTACTCCTCTTAAATTATCTGCCATTTCGTTTCATTTGTTTTTTTAATTGCTCGTTTTCGTTTCTTGCTTTTGCTATTTTGTAATCCATTATCTTCAAACAAAGATGCATCGGTAGTTTTGTTACTTCGTCATACTTTGTAGCGTCTCCCTTAGCGAGTTCGTCAAGTGATGCAAACCAACCCCACTCTCGACTAAAGTCATTTGCTTCTGAAAATCCATCTTCGTTGCTTCCAGTTCCAAATACAAACCGATATATTTCAGCAAGTCCATCCCTAAATTGCAAAAAAAAACCATTGCTCCTACTACACAATCCATTGGAATGTCTTTAATCAAATCGTGGTATTTGTCAGTTTGATAGTCTTCTACCAAATACTTTCCTTTGCGTTCCAAAGTTATAGGTCGGTATAAAACTCCCATAGCAATGTAAACTGTTTCCCAGTCCGATATGTTATTGTTCAAATCTAAAAACTCTCCGTAAGGCATATCATCTAATTTAGGTAGCCATCCGAATACTTTACCCCCCAGCTTTACCCTTTCAACTCTGTCTGCTTTTGAATTTAGAACATCGTCTATCATATCTGAAATTGAATTTACTGAAGTAGTTTGTATATTTAAAACTTCATCAATCGTAAGGTTGCAAAATAATTGTACTTTCTTTGCTTTTAAATATCCTTTCTTCTGTTCTTCCTCTGAAGTATTTTTAACCAGTTCTAAATATTCAAGGTACTGTGATAATTTTATATCTTTAAGTGAAGTTGGAATAATTATTTTCATATAGGTCTTTTTTAATATAACGCATTAATTTATCTGTTTGACTAAATTGTATGTAAATAAAAAAAGAGTACCGCAAAGTACCCTTAATTTATTTCAGTCTTTGTTCTTTGAAGTATGCTTTCAAATATAAGTCAAACCAATATTGCTTACTTGCTCTATTGCAATTGAAATACTTTTGAAATAAGTAGTGAGATAAGTTTTTCATCGGATTGCATATTTACCATAGTTAGGTCTCGACAGTTTGTCGTAGAGTGCATACCGAACCGCATCAATAGTATGGTTAAACATATCTACTGGTACGTTCAATACGTTTCCATTCTTGTCTTCTGCCCATTTGTAATTCTTAAATTCTTTAATCATATTCAGACTATCTCTTGTGATATGAATATTGTAACGCTTCATCATATCGATACCTATGTTTACACTTCCTTGACCTTTCGTTGCTGGTTTAATATTCCAACCCATACGGTATAGTTCTTCAATTGATTTTGGTTCTGCACTATCAGCAAATATCTCTTTACGTTCCACTCCCAGCATTCGCAAATGACTATCAATATCTCTGTTCGTCAAACCAGTTTTAAACAAAAGTTCTTTCAAATAAATATCATCGCCTTGCTTCCATATTTCTACCAGCGTAGTTGGATCATTCGTAAACCCAAAATCCATTCCCATAGACAGAAATGTAGCAGTATCGGGAATGTCCGCACAATCTTTTACTCTGAAGATAATTGATTGACTTGCTCCCACTTCTCCAAGTCCATACACTCTCCAATAATTTGGGTCTACGTCTTTTAATCTTTCTATCTCTGCAATTATTTCGTCAGATAAAAATGGATTGTTTTTGTAAGTCGTGATAAAGAAATCAACATCCTCTCTCGGTTTAATCTTCTCGTAAATGAAATGGAACTCGTCAGATGGATTGTAATCTATAATTACTCTGCCAGTTGTTCTAAAGATTAATTGTTGCCAATCCTCGAATGTTATTTCGTTCGCTTCGTTTATGTATAGCAAATCTCTTTTACGCCCTCTAATCTTTGTTGGCTTATCAAGGGATATAAACTCAATCGTATTTCCTTTGAACTTGAATTCACTTGAAGACTTGTTGTGAAGATTTTCATCGTACAAACCATTTGACTTAAGTATCTCAAAAAAATCTCTCATTGCGGTTGCACGCAAAGCTGGATAAGTCTTCCTACAAATTGTAATAATCTTACCTCTATTTTTTGAACAGTAATCAAATATTATCCACATCAGAATATTATAAGTCTTACCACTTCGAGTACCGCCTTGCTCGATGATAATTCTCTTATCTGAATTGGATAAGTGTTTCCAAACGATATTAGTTTTTATATCTTTCATTCAATTACTTCTACTCTGAATGAACTATTGTCTTCTCCATTATCCATTTCAACTCTTTCAATATAACCTCGTTTCTTTCCTTTGGTCTTTAAAAAGAATATGGTAGCCGATGTATTCCCATCTGCAATTTGTTTATGTAATTGGCTTTCTGCGAAGTCTAAAGTCATATTGTCAATATCCATACATTGCTTCTTATATTCTTTGTCTTCTTCCATCCATCGGTAATGTGTCCAACGTGCAATGCCTACCATTTTACAAGCGGTTGACACTATACCTAAAGTTTTTTCCAACGCTTCAATCATTCCTTTTTTTAATATGTCACTATTTGCCATAATTGATTTTTATTTAATTAGAATTTTCCATAATTTATTTTCTTCATCGGTAGGTATTATTCCACTGAACAAAGGTTTCATTGTTAATGCTTCTTTTAATTCGTACTCATCAGAAACTGAATAGCAATTTTGATTGTTGGTAAAAATACTATTGGGAACATCGCACCATTTGTTGTGTAGTATTAATGCACAGTTATGGTATTCTGCTTCCAAGAATGTATATTGAGTTCCTCCTCCATCGTTCTTGATTGTTGATAGGTCTACTAAGAATTTTGTTTCTGCATAGAGTTTGCTTATCTCTTTTAATTCCTTTCCGTAATATCCTTTGTAGTAATCATCGAAGTTCAATTCTTTCAGTTTATGGAAATAGTACAAGTGATTTTTATACCCATATATTTCTATGTTTGAACCTATGTTGTTTGCCTTGCAGATTATGTCTGTATTTTTATCGAAGTCAACTCTGCTTAATGACCTATCAATTATTTTTGGTAGGTTATATCTTTGGTATTTAAAGAATGGATGTTTGAGATAGGTATTCTTAATTCCTAAATTATTGAGATATAAGTTTACAGTTTCCCTTATTGTAATTACGTTGTTTGCTTTACAAAATTCTATTACTTCTTTTGATAATTCTGTTGGGTCGTGTATTACTATTGTGGCGTTTCTAAAGTACTTTAAGTATTCGGTATGTGCCTTATCAACTGCCAGTATAATTGGATTGTTAAATTGCTCTATTACTTGTGGCTTTACATTTTTATATTTTATATCTCCATAGAATGTACTGCCACCTTTGAATGTATTTTTGATTTTAATGACGTGGTCTTTCTGTAATATCTTTGCAAGATGAAACGAGA